CAAAGTTCGGTGCGGTAATATTCCGCAAACACGCGAATCAAATAATAGTTGAGGGCGGTTTGCTTGATGAGAGTAAAGAAATATACGGGAAAATGAAATATAGGCCCGTATATAAATCGTACCCCCCGCGCTGGACGTTCGCAAGCGGGGCGAAAGTGACCTTTGCGCACATCGAACGTGACGACGACCTGTTTAAGTGGCAGGGAGCGCAGATAGCGGAGATTGGATTTGATGAACTGACGCACTTCTCAGAGCGGCAGTTTTTCTATATGCTTTCACGGAATCGTTCAACGTCAGGAGTCGCTCCTAAAATGCGGGCGACGTGCAATCCAGACGCGGATAGCTGGGTAGCAAAATTTATCGAATGGTGGATTGACCCAGAAACAGGCTATCCCATAAAAGAACGTAGCGGCGTTGTGAGGTGGTTTATTCGACGCGACGAAACGCTGTACTGGGCTGACAGGCGAAGCGAACTGATTGAGCTCTTTAACCTTATAACGCCGGAAGAACGGCAAGAACCGCGCTCCGTGACGTTTATAATGTCAACGGTTTATGATAATAAAATACTACTCGAAAAAAATCCCTCGTACCTATCAAACCTTAAAGCGTTGGCTTTGGTTGAGCGCGAGCGTCTTTTGCACGGCAACTGGAAAATCAAACCGGCGGCGGGATTGTTTTTTAAGAGAACGCAGATAGGAAATATGCTGTCGGTAATCCCGGACGATGTTATACAATGGGTCAGGGCATGGGACTTAGCCGCTACATCAGAAGAAGAAAGCGGCGAAGCGGCGTACACTTCCGGTATTTTAATGGGAAAACGTAAAGACGGTAGGTATGTAATAGCGGACGTTATCAATGTCCGGCTGACTGCCAATGAAGTGAGACAAAAAATAAAACTCACGGCGCAAACGGATCATGTTAAATATAAGAGGGTAAGGATACGTTTGCCGCAAGACCCCGGTCAAGCCGGAAAAGACCAGGCGCAGAGTTATATAAAATTTTTATCAGGCTTTAATGTCACAACAATGCAGGAAACGGGAAGCAAAGAAGTCCGGGCGGAACCGATGGCGGCGCAATGGCAAGCCGGCAATTTTGACGTTCTTATAGCGGACTGGAATGAAATATATTTTAATCAGCTTGAAAGTTTTCCTGTAAGCAAATATAAAGATATGGTAGACGCAGGAAGCGCGGCATTCGCAGAACTTGAATCGTATAAAATGGGCGCAACGCTTGGAAACGCAAGCGATTCGTTAGGTAAAGAAAGTTATTGGCGCGGATAACAGCATAAATCAAAATGAGGTGAACGCATGAGCGTAAATGTATTTACAGAATACGGCAATCTTGGACAGTATAGATACGGCGGTTGGTTCTTCGAAGATTTTCTCCGTGAACTGCGCGGACGTAAGGGCGTAGAAGTATTCAAAGAAATGGCTGAAAATGATGACATCATTGGAAGTGTATTATTCGCAATCGAAATGCTTATGCGACAGGTTGAATGGAATATTAAGGAAGCAGGAAACAGCGAAGCCGATGTACGCGCCGCTGAATTTATTTATTCCTGCATGAATGATATGGACGAAACGTGGACGGATTTCATATCCGAAGTTTTGTCTTTTTTAACGTTCGGGTGGAGTTTTCACGAAATAATATATAAGCGCAGAATGGGAGCGACAAAACGTCTCGAAACCAAAAGCAAATATAATGACGGACTTATAGGGTGGCGCAAACTGCCTGTCAGAAGTCAAGACACGCTTTGGCGGTGGGAGTATGATGATAAAGATAATCTGTTGGGAATGATACAATGCGCTCCTCCCCTGTTCGGACAAGTATTTATTCCGATAGAAAAAGCCTTACATTTCAAGTCAAAAAGCAGAAAAAATAATCCCGAAGGACGAAGTCTGCTTAGAAACGCTTATCGTAGCTGGTATTTTAAAAGACGCATACAGGAAATTGAGGGTATAGGCATAGAACGCGACCTTGCAGGATTGCCTATGCTTACGCCGCCAGAAAATGTGGAATTGTACGATGAAAATGGTACGCCGACAGCGCAACTTGTATTAGCCGAAAAAATTGTCAGCAGCATTAGACGCGATGAACGCGAGGGGCTTGTAAAGCCTTTCGGGTGGGAATTTGAGCTTGCCACGACAGGAGGACGCAGGCAATTCGACACCAACGCTATAATTGAACGATACGATAACCGTATGGCGATGACCGTTCTCGCAGACTTTGTGTTGCTCGGACACGAAAAGGTCGGAAGTTTTGCGCTTTCCAGCGATAAAACTGAATTGTTCGGTATTGCAATGGGCACGTTCCTCAATATTATATGCGAAGTTTTCAACAATCAGGCAATACCGCGCTTAATAGACCTCAACGGCGACGTTTTCAAAGGAATAACGGATTATCCTGAACTGATACACGGGGACATAGAAACACAAGACCTCGCTAAATTGGGGAATTTTGTAAAAGACATGGTTGGTATCGGCGCAATTACGCCGGACGAAAACATGGAGGATTATCTCCGTATGACCGCAGACTTGCCGGAACGCGAATTTGAAACCAGTTATATGGGAGGAACGAGAAAAAAACCGAAAACCACACCTCCGCCTGCGGTTGATAACAATAACCCGGAAGAACTGGACGATGAGGGGGAATAACCCGTGGGTTTTGTTTTGAAAAAATGTTTTCGCGATCGTGCTGTGACAATAACGAAAGCAACCGGAAATAAAGCCGACGCATTAGATAAACTTCGTGTGTTTCTTGACGCAACAGAACCACAGACAGTTAAATTTTTAGTGAGTTTGTGGGGAGAACAACAAACCGCGATAACATATAAAGAATTACGGGAAAATATATTGTCCGGCGACATAAGCCCGGAACAGCTTGAAAAATGGCGCATTGATTATTCAAATCTTATAAATGAGAAACTCGCTCCCCAGTGGAAAAAAGCTATGGTTTCAGCGGCGGAAGAATTGAAACGGAAATATCCGAAATTTTTATATAATCCTCAAAACGAATTTGCGCAGGAGTACATAAAAGAACGCGGGGCTTTTTTGGTGACAAATATCGTTGAAGAACAGCGAAATGCTTTAAAAGCGGCAACTATGCACGCTTTAAATTTAGACGACGCTATGACCGCTGATAACTTATCTCGCATTTTGCGCCCTATGATTGGATTAACGAAATCTCAGGCAATATCTAATACGAATTATTATAATACTGTTTATTCAAAGGCATTGGAAGCAGGAGCCAGCGAGAGTAAAGCTGTGGCAAAAGCACGAGAGGCCGCCACGCGGTACGCTCACCGTCAGGAACGGGAAAGAGCTTTTACGATTGCCAGAACAGAGTTAGCCTCCGCATATAATCACGGAGCATACGGAGCGACAAAAGACGCGCAAAGCAAAGGCTATATCGGGGATTGTAAAAAAACATGGCTTACCGCTGATGATGAAAGGGTATGTAAGATTTGCGGAGGCGTGGACGGCGAAAGCGTAAACATGGACGCAAAATTTAGTATAGGAGTAGATTTACCGCCGGCACATCCGAATTGTCGCTGTGGGGTTGCCTATGAAGAAATTTTTTCAAGTATATTGACTTTTGATATAATTAATGATATAATAGATAATGACACATTTAATATACTTGATTCATCAGGCGAAATCCAACCGGAATGGCAGGGAGTGGATTATATTTCATCTTATACAAAACAGCAGGCAATAGAACGTTTAAATTCAGAATATGGAATTACATTTAAGGATTTAAAAAAATATTCGATGGACGAAATCCTTTTAAATGATTGTGTCGGTTGGCTTGATTCTTTTTATTTTCAATATTCTGATTTTATGACAAATTCGCCTGCAAAATTGCCTCTTATTAAAATATTATCTCCTGAAAAATTAGGCGATGCTCCAGGAATGTATGAATTTAACGAAAAAACAGCAAAAGTTGTCGGAATATTTTTAAACGGAAAGTATTATAATAATATAAAATTATTTCAACAAGTAGTCG